GCAGCTACGATATTGGGCCAAAGAAAAGGCAAAGAAATGGATGAGACAACTGAGCATTCCTCGGAACGCGATGGCATTGAGTTGGCAGCCAAAGCAGGAGTTTTTAAGAAAATTTTCTGGCGTTACGCTGAACGGAGAGACGGCAAAATCGGCAGAAAAAATGAAAAAAGCGTTAAAAGCGGATAATGCCCAGAAATTCCATCCGGTTGGCTGTGATACGATCCGGTATTTGCTGGATCATGAATTAGGGCATCAGTTAGACGATCTTTTGGGGCTAAGAGAACTGTCGGAAATACAGGAATTATTTGATTCCAGGACGAAAAAAGAATTGACAGAGGCATTATCTGAATATTCTTGGAACAATCGTAATCCAAACCGGTATGCAGAAATGATCGCAGAAGCCTGGGCGGAATATTGCAGCAGTCCGGAGCCGCGGGAAATTGCGCGACAGATTGGCGAAATCATTGAACAAGAATATACAAAACGATTTGGAAGGAGGTAGTTTCTTTGACAGAAAACGAATTCAGGGAAAAGATGAAAGAGGAAGGTTGGAGCGATCATATCATTGATGAGATCCTTGCGGATTATCATAATGACCAGAAACAAGGGATAGCATTGCCGTTAGAAAAGTTTTGGCCAATCGTTCCAAAGCCGACAATCTATGAGATCCGACCAGAACAAGAAAATCAATAAGCTCCTATTCGGGGGCTTTTTTCATTGCAAAAAATGAGGAGGGAGTATTGTGAATCGAGATCCAACGAAGCTCACAGACTTTAAGACGGCAGGTGAGCTGCTGGAGACGGTGGCGATCCGGCAGGAGACAATAAAGACAACAGCACGGCTTATGTTGCAGGAGGCAGATCAGCCGGAACGGATAGAAGCCCTGTCTTTGCTGCTTGCAGCTTACCTGGAGGAGAGCAGCTGGTGGCTTGGCCAGCTGCACCAGAAATACGGCGGAAATTTATTGGTACAGGATGATTAGGAACTCCGACGGGGGAGTTCTTTTTTCATACAATTTTTTAAGGAGTGAAGGACGATGGCAGAGGAAACACAAACACAGGAAAGCAGTTTAGAGACAGTAGCCGGAACCGGAGGGACCGGCGCGGCTGGAGAAGCGCCAAAAACTTATAGCGAAGAAGATGTGGCAGGACTGAAGAGCCAATGGGAAGCGGAGCTGGCCGAAAAATTAAAGCAGGCGAAGGCCGACGGCATGAGCGAGGCGGAGCGGCTTGCCAAGCTGACCGCAGAGGAAAAGCTGCAGGAAGAACTTAAGCAGCTCCAGGCGGAAAACGAGACCTTGAAGCAGAACGATGCCAGAGCAAAATTAGAAGCAGAGGCAGTGAAAACGTTGGAAGCAGAAAAACTGCCCGCCAGCTTTAAGGATCTGGTTATGGCGGGAGACGCGGAGACCATCAAGAAAAATATCAGTGCTTTGAAGGAGGCATACGCGAGCGCTGTGCAGGCCGAAGTGGAAAACCGACTGAAGGGGAAACCACCGGCAGCAGGCGGCAGCGCCAGCGTTACCAAAACCGAGGAAATGCAAAATACAGTTCGCAAAATTATTGAGGGAGGCAGATAAGTATGGCAAACAATTTAGAATTTGCAACCATCCTGCAGACAGAATTAGACCGGCAGATGCTGGCAGAATCGACCACCGGCTGGATGGATCAGAACGCGGGGAAGGTCATTTATAACGGCGGCAGTGAGATCAAGGTGCCCACCATCAACATGGACGGCCTGGCAGATTATGATCGCAATAAAGGGTTTCCGGCTGGAAGCGTGACCTTGAGCTATAAGGCATACACCATGACGCAGGATCGGGGCCGCACCTTTATGCTGGATGCAATGGATGTCAATGAGACAAACTTTATTGCCAATGCGACCAATGTGGCGGCAGAGTTCCAGCGGCTGCATGTGATCCCAGAGGTAGACAGCTATCGCTACAGCAAGCTGGCGGCCATTGCCAAGGCCGGAGGCCGGATGGTGGGCGGTACCGCGATCACGGCAGATAACATCTATGGGATGCTTTTGGATGACATCGCAGCGGTGCAGGATGCGGTGGGCAGTGTGCAGCTGGTCATCACCATGTCCACACTGACGGCGGCTTTGATGAGTAAGTCGAAGGAATTATCCCGCAGCCTGGATCTGGTAGATTTCAGCCGCGGAGAGATACAGACGAAGGTCAAAGGGATCGACGGCAACGCCATCCTCTCCGTACCCAGCGCCCGCTTTAAGACAGAGTACCTGTTCAAAGACGAAGCGGCAGGCGGCGGATTTGCACCGACGGATGCGGCAAAAAATATCCTGTGGCAGATCTATCCCCGCACGCTGCCCATTGGCTTGTGTAAAACAGATAAGCTGCGCATCTTTGAGCCGGATACCAACCAGACGGCGGACGCCTGGAAGATCGACTACCGGAAATACCACGATCTGTTGGTATTAAAACAGCAGGAAGCCAGCATGCTGGTGCGGATCGCAGAAGCAGTGGCCTAGGAGGGATGAACATGAAACGCACATTTAGACGGCTCAATGTGGTGAAGGAAACAGAGGACGAGCGCAAAGCAAAGAAACTTTTGGAGGCGGGTTATACAGAGATCACGCCAAAGCGGTCACAGAAAAAGAAAGAAGCGCCGAAAGCAGAGGCTGGTGAAGAAAATGGAACGGGTGGAGAAGCTGAAGCTCCTGCTGAACCAGAAGGGAACGGAGCATGATGGCTATTTAGAGCTGCTGTTAGAAATGTTGATGGAGCAAGCCATGATCTATATCGGCAGGGCAGGGAGACCTGTGCCTGCCGGTTTAGAGACGGCAGTGCTTAGCATGGCGGCGGAATATGTGCGGCAAAACCAGCTGGCAGGTACGGAGAGCGCGGTCAAGAGCGTGAGCCGTGGGGATACTTCCATTAGCTACAACGTGGCAGACTTATCTGCCGCTGCTATGGGGGATTTTATCGGCCTTTATGACAGCTTGCTGCGGCCTTTTATGCGTGTGAAAATGAGGTGATAACATGGGAGCCAGAGAAATCTTGGAAAGTACCTACTACGGCGTGGCAGATATCTACCATTATCCGCAGACTGAGGTGGACGGCATAACCACAGAGGGAGCACGGGCCTTGCTTTATGAGGGCGTCAGGTGTGCTTTGAGCAAGGCTGGGTTAAACAAAGCGATGGAGAGTAATGGCGTAAACAAAGTAAACTATGATGCTCTGCTTTTCTGCGCACCGGAGCTTGAGATCCCGGCAGGCTGCGAGATCCAGGTGACACAGGACGGCATGTCGCGGCTTTATAGAAACACCGGCGAGGCATTCAAATATGCGAGCCATCAGGAGCTGGTGCTGGAGCGAATGGATCATGCCTGAGTTTCGGATCAACGTGGATTTTAGCGGCTTGGAAGAACTAGAGCGCCGGTTATCTGAGGCAATACAGGAGGAACAGATCAAAGCATTACAGGAACACATCCTGCTAGAAATCGGCAACCGCCTGATGGCGCTTACCAAGGAAAAGACGCCGGTAGATACCGGGGATTTGCGGGGCAACTGGTTTTTGAGCGACCTTGTTTGGAATGGGGATACGCTGGAACTGGAGCTATACAACAATACCGAATACGCGCCCTATGTGGAGTACGGCCATGCGCAGGAGGTTGGCCGGTATGTTCCGGCCATCGGGAAGCGGCTGGTGGTGCCCTTGGTGCCAGGCTTTTTTATGATGACCCGCTCCGAGGAGGAGGTAAAAGGGATCATTCCCGATCTGGTAAAGGCGAGGGTGGAAGCGTATCTCAGGGAGGTGCTTGGATAGTGTTTACAAAATCCATCGCGGCGGCGTTAAAGGTGCAGTGGCCAGAGTATCAGGTCTATACCGATGATGTCAAGCAGTATCTGACGCCGCCCTGCTTTGTGATCCGGCATGTGGATGCCGCGCATCAGGTGCTGTTTGGCGAAAACCGCAGCGTGCGCTGCAACTATGCTATCTATTACTATCCGCCAGAGAATACTAAGCGGGAAGCGTTACAGCAGATGGGCCTGGCTCTCTGTCCAGTGTTGGAGCTATTGCAGCATGAGGGGCTGGGCTACTGGGCCAGCGGCATGCAGTACCGGATTGTGGATCATGCGCTGATGCTGACATGTAGCTATACCTATCGGTATCGCATGGTCGAGGAGCTAGAACTGATGGAAACGCTGCAGCACACTATTTTGATGGGAGATGAAATAAGTGGGAAATGAAACGAAAACAGAGCAGGCAGTGCCGGAGCCGGAAAGACCGGTGGCGAAGTTTACGAAGGCGCAGCTGTTAGGCAGCAGTCGTTACAGTAACCGCAAGGATGCACTGTCAGTGCTTTTGGAAGAGGACAAAAGCTACAGCCATGATGAGGTGGCTGAAATTTTAGAAAATTTTTTAAAGAAGAAGGTGAAGTAAATGGCATTAGGCGGCGGAACATTTTTGGTACAAAACAAAGTACTGCCAGGGGCCTATATCAATGTGATCAGTAAAGCCCGCGCCGACGCCACGCTGGCAGACCGGGGCAAGGCCACGATGGGGCTGGAGTTAGATTGGGGGCCGGATGGCGAGGTCTTTGAAGTAACAGGCGGCGATCTGCAGAAGAACAGCCTGAAGCTGTTTGGGTATGACTACACCAACGACAAATTAAAGGGTCTGCGGGATCTGTTTACCGGCGGGACCAAAATGTTGTATGCGTACCGGTTAAACAGCGGGGCAAAGGCCAAAAGCACCATCTCCGAGGCGGCCCACTCCGGCCTGCGGGGCAATGACATCTGGCACAGCGTGGCGGTTAATGTGGATGATGAGACGCGCTTTGACGTCCTGACCTACTGGGACACCAAGCTGATGGACAGCCAGACGGTGGCCAGCGCAGAAGAATTGACCGATGTTGCTCATGTGGTGACCTTTGACAAAAACGCCGCTTTGACGGCGACGGCAAAAATCAAGTTGACCGGCGGGACCAACGGCACGGTGGATGGCAGCAGTCACCAGGAGTATCTGGATCATATCGAGCCGTACAGCTACAACGCCATCGGCGTCTGTACCACAGAGGCAACAATCAAAAAGCTGTATGTGGCCTTCAATAAGCGCTTGAGGGATGAGGTGGGGACCAAGTCACAGTGCGTCGTGTACGGCTATGCGGCAGACTATGAGGGTGCGGTCAATGTCAAAAATAAGGTGGTTGCGGATGCTCTTTGGTCAGAGGCGTCGTTGGTGTACTGGGTGACAGGGCTGATCGCCAGCTGCAATGTCAATGCCTCCAACACCAACAAAAAATACAATGGGGATTTTGAGGTACTGGCAACCTATACCCAGTCTGAGCTGGAAAAGGCCATCAAGGCCGGGGAATTTACGCTGCATCAGGTGGGCAGCGATATCCGGGTGCTGACGGATATCAACTCTTTAGTGACGACCACGTTAGAAAAAGGCTCCATCTTTAAGGACAATAAAACGATGCGCATTGCTGACCAGATTGCCAACGATACCGCTGTGCTGTTTGCGACAAAGTATCTGGGCATAGTGCCCAATGGCCAAGACGGTCGGATGAGCCTGTGGAACGACCTGGTCAAGCTCAGAAACGATTTACAAAAAATTGGGGCCATTGAAAACTTTACGGACGATCTGGTGACGGTCGTAGAGGGCGATGGCAAAAACGACGTGGCGGTGACTGATGGGCCGTTGGATGTTGTTGGTACCATGGAAAAATTCTACATGACCACGATCTTAGCATAGACGGGAGGTGCAAAAACAAATGATCAATCGAAAAATGAATCAGCAGTACGCGGCAGCCGCGAAGCAGGCCACCTGCTTTGTGACCTTAAACGGCAGTCGCTATGAAATGTTTTTCGCCCGGAATTTTGAAGGAAAACTGAACATCAAGACCAAGGAAGTGCCTGCATTGGGCACAATCATAAACGGACGCAAGGCTGTTGGCGCTGAGGGGAAATTTAAGCTAACCATTTACCGGGTCACAGATAAATTCAGCGAAGTGGCCTTGACCTATATTGAAACGGGCGTTTTGCCGGAATTTGAAATTCAGGTGACGGAGGAAGATCCAAGCACACCGATGGGACGCAGCACGAAAATTTACAGCGACTGCATGATTGACGGCGATGTCCTTTTGTCCGTTGCAGATGACGGTGAAAATTTTATTGAACAGACCATTGAAGGGTATTTTGGCAGCGTGAAGATGCCGGAAAAATACACAGATCCGGAAGGCATGTAATTTAGGAGGAATACAGTATGAGCAATTTTGAACAGTTTATGAGAAAAAATAAAGTGAAAATTGAAAATGTGAAATATCCCGCGACAGCGTCTTTACAGGACGAAAACGGCGAACCGCTGTTGTGGGAGTTTCGGGCAGTGCCGACAAAGGAACGGCATGCGCTGACGGATGAATGCACCCATTTAACAGAAGTGGACGGAAAACAGATGCAAACAGTGGACAATGCAGAATTTTTACGCAAGCTGGTGGCCACTGCCACCGTATATCCCAATTTGCGGGATAAGGAGCTGCAGGATTCCTACGGCGTGATGACGCCGGAAGATTTGGTTGTGGAGATGGTAGACTGTGCGCAGGAATTCAGCGCGCTTGCTGATCTGATCAATAACCACGGGAAAGTGGACTTAAACGCAGAGGTAGCAGAAGCAAAAAACTAATGGATGAGGGTGATATTGACACGATGACCGCGTATATCGCCCTCTTAAAATTCGGCATCCGGCCTATGGAATTGATCGAGATGGACACGCAGTCCAGAGCGATGATCACTGAGTGGTGCTGGTTTTGGTTCAGACAGGAGAAAAAAGAGCGAGAATGGCAGGCAAGGCTGCATAAAATGGAGGTGCGTTAGATGTCCGTTTCCACCGTATTACAACTTACAGATCAGATGACCGGGCAGCTGCGCGCCATCCATCAGGCCAACCAGCAGCTCTTAAACGATTATCAGACACTTTCTGGCACCGTCGTCAATGTGGACACAGGAGCAGCTATCCGGAACATCGACGAACTGACCGGAGGGTTCACAGAGGCTCAAGCCGCGCAGGAAGAACTTTCCGGTGGGGCCGTGATCTTGGATACCAGTGATGCAACACAGAATATTGATGAACTGACAGGCGGCCTTGCGGATGCGGCAGAGGCTCAGCAGGACCTGGATGAAGAATTGGAGGAAGCAGAGGAACAGCTGCGCCAGGCAAGGCAAGAGCAGGAACGTTATAACGACAGTATGGCGCGGGGCAGAGAGCAGGCAGAGGGCCTTTCTGGCGGCGTGAAAAAGTTGGCCGGAGCCTTTTTGGGATTCTTAGGGATCTCATCTGCGAAAAATTTTGTGACAGATTCGCTGGCTGCTTTTGATACTCAGCTAAACTCAGAGCGGCAGCTCCAGACGGTACTCTATAACGTAGGGGCGGGGCCGGATGCCTTTGGAAATCTGGCCGCTACGGCAAGCGAAATACAGGGCAACACCATGTATGGCGATGAGGCCATGCTGGGCGGTGCTGGAGAGTTTGCCACCTATATCAGCGACGAGGCGGCGATCCAGCACATGATGGGCACTTTGTCCAACTATGCAGCCGGGATGAGCGGCGGCGGTGAGGTTGGTAAGCAGCAAATGGTCGAGTATGCGACACAGCTGGGCAAAGCCTTGGACGGCACTTATGACGGGCTTTTGAAAAAAGGGTTTACATTGACGGAGCAGCAGAAAGAAATTATTGACAACGGCACGGACATGGAAAAGGCATTGGTATTGGATGAGGTGATCAACCAATCCTGGGCAGGCCTTGCAGAGCAAATGGCCAACACGCCGCAAGGACAGATCATCCAGTTTAAGAATAACCTGGGCGATTTGACCGAGGTTGTGGGCGGCAGGCTCTATCCGTCGGTGATGGCACTCTTTGGCAATCTGAACCAAAACATGCCGCAGATCGAGAGCGCTATGACGGCTTTTGCCAGCGGAGCCTCCATGGTAATCTATGGCCTTAGCGAGATTGTATCGCTGGCAGGGAGCGGTTATCAGATGATCGCGGACAACTGGGGCGCGATAGGGCCGGTGGTTTATGGTGCAGCTGGGGCTTTCGTGGTCTATAACGGCGTCCTTTTGGCTCATAAGGGCTATGTGGCAGCAGCGGCAGCCTGGGATGGCATCCTGGCGGCCAGACAAACGATCCTGGCCATCCGCGCCGGGACGGCCACAGCGGCGCAGGCGGGCTTTAATATGGCACTATTGGCGTCCCCTGTTACATGGTTTGCAGGCGGCGTTTTATTGGGTGTTGTGGCTTTGTACAGCTTTACCGGTATGCTAAACGAGGCGGCGGGCACGACCTATAGCGCTACCGGATTGATTGCAGGGCTTTTCAGCGCTATGGGGACTGCGATCGTGCGGGTGTTTTTGTGGTTTGGCGATATCGCGCTGGGTGTTCTGCAGGCTATCGCGGAGGCGGTGGACTTTGTCATGGATTCGGACTATGCCGGAACCGTGGCAGGATGGCGGGATAATCTGAAAGGAATTGCCACGGAAAAGTTCAGCCTGGGAGATGCCTTTGATAAAGGGTATAGCTGGGGCAAGGGTATGGAAGAAAACTTGAAAAATTTTAGCCCACTGAAGATTGGCACCTTAGATCAATTTAGCTTTGAAGCGGGGTTGGGAAATATGGCTTTACCGGATATCTCAGACGGTGTTGGCGATATTGCGAATGATACGGGCAGCATCAAAAAGAGCCTGGAAATCTCTGAAGAAGAGTTGAAGTATCTGCGGGATATCGCGGAGCGGGAGGTCATCAACCGTTTTACCACAGCGGAGATCAAAATAGATATGCAAAATATCAATCAGGTGCAGAGTGATGCGGACATAGACGGCATCGTGGAAAAACTGGTGGAAAAGGTCTACGAAGGCGTAAGCATTGCAGCAGAAGGGAGATAGCGGTCATGTATGCGGTATATCTAAATGGTGTGCAGTTTCC